GCATCATCGCCTGCATCTCCAAGCTGTACTGTATCATTTGCATTTAAATCAGCAAAGAATGACCTACCACCATCTGCATATGCAGACGCACTCTCAAATAATTCACCTATATTTGAACCATTAACAAAAAGCGCTCCAATCTTTCTACTTGTATTATTATTTCTACTTTGAAAGCCTGCATGAAATTCATAAATTCCATCTATAGGAGCAGTAAATATACCAGTAGTAACATTAAAATGTCCACCAATGTTTAATACCCCACCAATACTTGTTAAGTTTAAAGTATAGCTATCACCAGTTGCATCAGCAATATAAGTCGTAAACTTACTACTAGCTAATGTTTCAGAAACACCTTGGAACAATACTTGGCTTGGCATAGTAACACGACCACTACTATCAATAGTCATAGCCGTATTAGAGTTCGTTGCGTCTTGTATTGTATTTACTTTAAGTATTGATGCCATTACTGTGCTATCTCCTGTAAAATAATATTAGAATCTGTCTGTCCATTACTATCGTCCCATTGCATATAATGAGTGCCACCTCCTGAAAAAACTTTTACTTGCCACTTATATGTAGTGGAACTAGTTGTTGTAGGAGAATCTAGAAATGTGTGAGATTCTCTAGTTACTTTATACTCTGAAGTGTCGGCTGAGAAATAACCAAAAAAGGATTCCTCTTTTATATTAGTGCTACCCCTTAAAAGTTTACCAAAAATAGTGCCATTACTTTCTGTATCAAACGCCATAGATGACAATATAAGAATCTTACTTGTATTAAATTTTGGTGTAATGGTTGCTGTAATGTTTGTGTCAACATATGAGCTTGAAGTAAAGGTTACTTTTGTTGAAGTAGTTCCAATTACTGTCTGCAAAATCAACCCTGCCCTATGTATGTTCCCACTACTATCAATGGTCAAGGCACTTGTGCCACCACTATGTTTTATTGCGTCTACGTGTAATTCACTTGCCATTACCCTGCTATCTCCTGTAAAATTATTGAGTTAGACACACTTCCAGATACATGAGTGTCAAAATATATATAATTACCTCCATTACCCTGACCATAAAAAGAATATGTTTGTGTTGACGTTGAGTTTGGACTATCAATAAAGCACGAACCAAAATGATGCCTCTCTCCAGTATTACTAGAGCTATAACCTAAATGACTTTCAAGATACTGAAGGAAAGAACCATTCCTATAAACTAGAACTGCAATACTTTTTACTGTTGTAGTAGATACAACGCCACAAATAGAAACAGACCCTATAATTTTACTGGTTGAAAATTTAGGTGTTATTGCTAACTCAAAGTTACCAACGCCATCATTTAAAATAAAAGCACTTGTTGAAGAGCCAGATGTTGTTCCTGTTCTAACCCTACTTAAAGTCTGTGTCTGTATCACATGACCCTCTGGCATCTGAATAGTTCCAGATGTAGTCTTGCCCTCTAGTTTATCTACTAATAATCTACTTGTCATGCTATCCTCAAACTATTGTATACGTACCATTAACGGTAATTGTAGCATTGCTGACTGTAATAGGTCCTGCTGACAATCCGTTTGTACCACTTGGTATTGTTATGTCTGCTGTGACACTGCTACCGTTTGTTCTAATTATAGAGTTGTTACCCAAGAATGGATACCGTGTGTCTGCTTCTGCTTTGGTGTAGCTATTGGCTATGCTGAAAGCATCGTAGGCTACAATCTCTATCACATCATTTAATGATGCACCTGTGACCAACACAACGGTTGTACCTGTTGTTGATGTATAGTCTGTTGCAGGCTTGAGCAGTACACCGTTCTGATAGACATCAACATACTCACCATCGCTGTAGCTCAATACGTTTGCATTGGCATCTGAACCACTGAAGCTTGTCTGCCCTGCTGTCGCTTGGTAGATGAAGCGTGTTCTAACGCCTTGGTTTGGTGCTTTTCCTATGTATGGCATTTATTTATCCTAGTATTTGCATTAAAATAATCTCACTCCTTGTATAGAAGGAGCATCATAACCTGCAACTGTGTTTAAGCTTCCACCACTTTGTTGATAATGTTCTAAAGTTAAAACATCTCCACTAGAAAGAGATAATACGCCCATCATCTCTAGGGTTGGATTTGCTCCACTACCTGCATCATTTGAACTTTTTTCACTCATTAAAATAAGACTATCATTTTTTTGTAGCAATAATTGATGTCTTCCGGGTCTTTCTGCTAACCTAGACTGAGCCATAATCAACCAAGTCCCTGCTGTAGATGCAGTAATTGTGACATTGTTATTTGCTGTGCTTGTAATAGAATTAGTGTCTATTGGTGCAGAATTAAATGTTAGCTGAACCTCAGTGGCATTAGCAAGAGATTGATTTGCAGTAGAAGTTATCTTAAAAACCTGATGCCCTTCCGTAGCATTGGCTACATCTAATTTAGTTAAAGCCACTTCTTACTCCTAGCTTGGTTTAGTTGGGAATGTAACGCTTGACATATCCAATGAACCGTCAGATGCTAACTTTGGTGATGCACCATCTGGTAAGTCACGTAGAGCCTGACGATATGTTTTCCAGTTACTCGCCATAGTAACATCAGAGTTGCCCATCCAATCAGTCTCAGCTAAGAGCTTATCTCTCTCAACTCTGAGAAGTCTCATAGGTTCTGCATTTTCAAGTGCAGTCTTTTTGTCGGATACAGCTTTCCAAGTTGTTCCCCAATCCTTTGGGTCAGAACTTTCAATGGCTGAACCGTTGCTGTCTGCTCCTGTAACTTTACGAAACATAGAAGCAAATTCTGCTTCACTTGTAGGTTCTCCTCTAAGAACCCACTCGTTTACTCCTAAACTAGTTAATGCGTTTGCTATTGTAGTCATTTGTTTTCTCCTTTATTAATTAAATGCATAGCTATTGATGTCATTGTGCAATTTCCATAAGAATTATATTTGCCGAAGACCCTCCACCACTATCTCCATAACCAACTCTATTTGCAGAGGATGAACCACTTTCTCTTGCTGCTTGCATCTTATAAGTCAAAGTTGTTCCAGCAGACGCACTTGGAGCATCTAACATAGAAAATGAATATAAAACCATATGAGCTTGGACACCATAAATACCGTAGACATCACCGTTAATTTGAGTACTATCTCTAAAAATTTTTGTACTAACACGCAAAACATCTGAACCATTAAAGCCATTAATAGTCATTGACACAAAAATTTTACTATTTGCCAACTTTGTTGTAATCGTTTTTGACATAACATCTGCGAAACTAGTGCTGTTAATAATGAGCATACTGCTACTACTAGAACCCACAAGACCTTGTCTAAAAAATTCCACGCTTTGCACCACATGCCCTGCAGGCATAGCCACTGTTCCTGCTGTAGTTTTACCCTGTATGGTGTCTACTGATAGTGTACTCATTGGGCAATCTCCATTACTCTCAAATACATTACTGTGGGTGAATAATTAAAGTAATACGTTCCACTATTAGTTTTTATATACGGCTGATAGTTTATTACACTGGTGGTGTTATGCGTTGTGTCTATAAATTCAGAGGAGTGAGAGTGTCCATAATCTGATGAGTCACTACCTCCCATTGATTGTTCACATAGTTGACCTGATAGGTCTGCGTAACTACCCCCTGTTAATTGACGATAAAGATGCGTTATTCCTGTTATTACACCAGAACCACTATAAGTCTGTTCTCCTCCAGTAATAGTTATTAGGAGGTTACTGTTTGCAAACTTTGGAGTTATAGAAACAATAAGACCACTTGCAGTAAGAGAAGTTGCCGTTATAGTAATACTGCTTGTTGTTGTGGTTGATTGCATTTGTACCACATATTTGGCTACACCATCTGCTGTCTGTCCTTGTAAGTTGTCTACTCTTAATGTACTCATTGTTTATCCTATGAAGGTTTCGTTGGGAAGGTTACAGATGACAGGTCAAGTCTAGGACCACTCAATTTGGGATTAGCTGTTTTTGTCATATCTCTTAGTGTTTGCCTGTATGTTTTCCACTCAGTTTTCTTACTATCTGACAAAGGACTATCTGGCATAACTGTCCAATCACTTTGTCGTAGTAACATATTTCTATGATCTCTAAATATTTCTAATTCTTTGCTCATGTTTTATCCTAACAAAAACCCACCAAAAACACTTTCATCTTCACCATTGTAGTAGTCACCTGTGCTACTATGAAAGGCTACCTTGATAGTGTCACTTGCTGATAGACTTAAAACAGCTATCGTTGGAGGAGTTGCATAAATAGACCCACCATCATTGTTGTATAATGAACCAGCCGCACTTTCATAATCAGTGCTATCATTCTTGGAAAATTGTATATTATTATATTCGCCTGTTGTATTTTTATGATATACAGATGCGTAAAAATAATACACACCTGCAATAGGAGCAGTAAATTTA